GGGCGGCCGGCGGCGATGGGCCCCGGGCTGACCGCCCCCTGGGCGGGCAGCAACCGGGCCAGAGGCTGATGCCTCTGGCATTCGACTGATGCGCCTTGAGGGCGCTTCAGTCTCGCGGGGAGTGCCTGGCGAAAGTGGGGGTTTTCGCCTGGCGAAAGTATTATTTCTGCACCAGGTGGGGAGTTTACGCCTGGCGAAAGTGGCGGTTTTCGCCTGGCGAAAATATGGGCCTTGGCCAATCCGGGAAAAACAGAATATATTGAAAAACGGATCCGGATAATTTGAATGGTAAACAAAATCAATCCTCGTCCCAATGATAATCCTCGTCCCAATCCCACTCGGAATATGGGTGGTCAGATGACGACTGCAGCAGGCGGCGTTTGATAGCGTTCAAAAGGAGGTCAAAATGGGTCCGGAAGCGTTTGTGCATGGCTGTGAGGGTGTCGGCTTCTGCGGCCTGGGGAAGGGCGTCCTCGGCCCGGCCGGTCATGCGGAAAGAGAGGGCATAGGCCACGGATCCGATCACGAGGGCGAAATCATCCAGGGCGGGAAGGGTGGTTGATGCTGCGGTATCCAGGCCGGAAAGCGTGAGAGCGGTTCCCTGAACGGCGCTGATTTCAGCCAGGGCGGAACGAATGGCCTCATCCAGAACAGTTGTACTATACGTCAGATTAGTTGAGTCTGACAGGTGGGTTTCGACACGATCCCGGATGGTGATAAGAGTCGTGGTCATGAGCTAGAACCTTTCAGCGGGTGACAAGCCGGATTCTGCGGCCGGCGGTTTTCCGGCCGCTGGAACCGGCGAAAAGGACAAGCAAAGGGAAAAGGGTCAGGCAAGGTCATTTCTTTTTAGCAGAAGCCGCTTTTTTGGGCGTGGGGCCATCCCCTGCTGGGGATTGGCACTGCGCTGATGGGGCCTGACGCCCTTTCAGCTTGAGCAGGCTTTTGTATTCATCGTAAGAAAAGCGGCGTTTCTTTCCTTCGTGGTCAATGATGACCAGGGTGTTATCAGGGTGGCACATGAAGGACATAGGGGGGCCGCCTGTGAGCTGTTCGGCGATGGCGGCAAGATCGGGCTTTTTGGAGCGGGGCATGGGGTCAAACCTTTCTAGCCAGCCCGAGCCGAGGCGTGGGACCGGCCGTCAGGCCGGGCCAAAGCCGATGGGCCCCCGGGGCGCCCTTTGGGCGCCACCGGGGCGGCGAGGGATGGCGTGGGAAGTTATCAGGAATGGCGGCTCAGACCGTCTTCAATGCCGGTGCCGAGGATGTAGGCAACGAGGACATAGATCACGGCGGTGAGCTGTTCTTCTGCCAGGGGGAAGTCTGGTTTCCAGGTTTTGAGGATAACGAGGGCCAGGCCGATGACGGCGGCCCAGAATTTACGGGAACCGAGAAGCTGTTTTACTTTAGACATGGTAGGAACCTCCATAGGTTTACGAATTGAGTACCGCGGTGGGTACCACTTTGGAAAAGGTTTACGTTTTTTCTTCAGAAGTGAAACAATGATCGAATCTCTAGCCGGCATAGTTGATCACTTTCAGGACGTCTTTCAGGTCCTGCAGAACAATGATGGCCGCTTCCAGATCGGCTTTATGCTTTGAAGCAGACCGCCCCGCTGGGGTATCCAAACCAAAATGATTGGCCAGATTGGCCTGAACGTTCGCCGACCGCCTCTGCGGTCTGGCACTGCGCTGGTGCGGTTTGAAACCGCCCAGCTTGAGGTTATGGGATTCTTTTGACATGGCCTGGATGGCCAGGGACAGGGCGGTCTGGGTCTTCATGGGTTGGTTTTTATCACCTTTCGGTTGGTCAGCCGGGCACGAGCCGGCTTAGGCGGATCGCTCCTGCGATCCTGCACTGCGCTGATGGGGCTTGAAGCCCCTCAGCTTGTGACCGGCGTTGATGGGTTAGAGCCGCAGATCAAAATTCGCCTGGGCGCCGTAGATGGTGAGAACGGTGGTGGCGGCGCAGTCAATGACGAGGGAGAGCCAAATGGCTTCGTTGTCTTCCAGGAAGGCGGGAGTGGAAAGGGTGACGGTCATCTTGTGGTCTCCGGCGGCCTTGCGCTCTGCGGCTGTGTCGTGGTCAGCGTCACAGGTGACGGTCACGGCTGCGCCTGTAACGGCGGTGCCGGTGGCGGGGAGGGTGACCTTGGACGCTGCAACGGTGGCGAAATCATCCGCGGCGGCGGTGGCGATCTTGTACCAGATATCCACGGATTGGAGCTTGGCGCCTTGCAGGGCCACATCTGCACCTTCGAGGTCAACAGGAATGAGCAGGGTCACGGCCTCGTCTGCGGCGCCCCTGGCTTCGCTGATCACGTTTGAGGCAATGGCGGGGGTCCAGGTGCCGGCTGTTTTGAGAATTTTAGAAGGCGGAATGAACTTGGTGATGTCGGTAACGTTTACGTATCCCATTATGAGAATCCTTTCTTTTACAAAGTGAGCGAATGAGCCAGGCACCGGCCGGAGCCGAAGGCCAGCCGCCAGGCTGGCCGAAGGCTGAACGGGCCCCACGCTGACCGCCCTTTGGGCGGGCAGCAAGAGGGCCAGAGGCCGATGCCTCTGGCATTCGACTGATGCGCCTTGAAGGCGCTTCAGTCTCGCGGCCGGATGCCTGGGGAATGAGCGGGTCTAGGCCACGTTGGATTTATGCAACGGGCGGAAGTCGTTGACCCAGACGGCCAGATAGTGGCGGACCTTGAGTCGGTGTTCGTCATTCATGAACACAGCCGGGGAGAGCTCATCACCAGCCACATAGATCTCTGGCATGATGCCGAAGCGCTCACCCACAAAGATGGCGGGGGCGATGGCGGGGTCACAGGCTGCGGCCCAGTCGGTGGAGTCGGTCCATTCGGGGACGACCACGGGCACGCCGGATCCCTTCAGGACGTTGTCGTAAACAAAGGTCGCTTCCCGGACAAACTCGCCGGTGAGGATCTCGAAGGCGGTTTTCTGCAGGGCCCTGGGGACCAGACAGAACTTGGGGTTGATGGCCATCTTGGGGCCGGTGCCATAGTGGCCAGCGGCGTTTTTGATCAGCATGGGTTGATTGTAGACGGCCTGGCAAGCCGCATCCCAGGCATCGGTGGCCAGGGCCGTTGTGAGCAGGTTGGCATGGCCGCCGGCGGTGGTGACGGCGGTGGCGTTGAAGAGGGCGCCGGTGTCGGCCATAGTGGGCCCAATGCCGGAATTGGCGGTGAAGATGGCGGCAACCAGCTTGGAGATCTTGCGCAGGCCGGCGCTGGCCAGTTCCCGGGCGTAGGCGGCCAGTTTGCGGGTCTCGTCCCGGTCAATCAGCTCAAGGGTGAGGGGGATGTAACCACCGTACTTGGTGAAGCTGGCGGTTTCGGGGCTGTCGCCGATCTCGATCTCGGTATACTCGGCCCCTTCTGCAATGCTGGGGAGATCTCCCACGGTGCCGACCAGGGTACCGGTGATGTCGTGCAGACTGGAGAAATGTTCCACAGCGGTGATCAACTGCCACCAGTCATAACCGGCCCGACCCAGCATCTCCCAGGTGTTGGTGACGATCTTGTTCAGGGCGTTCTTGACCAGGCCGGTGAAATCGGCGGTGGTGGCCAACTGGACTCGGTCGGGGTGGAAGCCGCCGTGAAGTTCGTGATCACCGGTGAGCATGAGGTAGAGTTCCCGGACACCAGAGAGAGCGGGGACCTTTGCGGCTTTGAGGGAGTCATCGCGTGGGATGTTGAAGAGATCGTCCACGGCGGCCTGGAGCTTGTCCTTCTCGTTGAAGGCGGCTGTGATGCGGCCGGGGCCGCTGACGGCCTGGTTTGCGGTCAGCTCAGAGAGCATGTTCCGAGAGTCAGCGATCACCTCCTGTAACTGGCTGGCTTCGAAGACGGCGCCGGCAAATTGCTTGCGGATGCGGTCCTGAATCGGTTTGGGGAGTTTGGACGTGGCCAGGGCAGAATCCAAAAGGTACTCGCACATCTGGACTCGGGTCTTGCGGGCATCATCGAGGGCCTGATCAAGCTGGGCCTGGCGTTGGGTTTCGCCCAGCATTTGGCGCATGGCGGCCTGGTCTTCCTGGAGTTGGGTCAAGACCTGGTCATGGGCTGCCGCGTCCCTGGGCGCGCCGGCGATGTGCCCTCCGGGCTCTTCGCCGGCGTTGGCCGGGGCAGGCAAATTGGGGAATTGCAGTTGTTCTTGGCGGGAAGTATCTTCTGGCATAGGATAACCTTCTTTCTGAATAGTGAGGCCGGAAGCCGCCTGGCTTCGGCATACGCCTGAGGGGGCTTGAGGCCCATTCAGGCTATTTAGCGCCCGGAGGAAAGCGCCGCCTCGGGCTGGATTGTAGACGAGATCAAGGGAAATGACGCGCAGGATTTCTTTTACGCTTTTTTGGTTGGATGTGAAAAGCACGTCAGCCGAAAATCCGATTCTGGGCTTGACTTTGTCTTCCGCAAGGATTTGCTTCCCAAATTCGGTGAGTAGATCACCACCCGGGCCAAAGGCTTTGAGGGTGGCGCGGATACCCTGGGTATCCGGATCCCAAACTGGATCGGAGATCACGCCGGCCACGTCACGAACGGAGCGGGAAAACCAGGCATGGTCCAAAAAGCAATGGACGCCATCCCAAAGACTGAGGGAGTCTTGAAGGACCTGGGCGGAGAACTGCCAGCCGTTGCCGTTGCCTGCTGTGATGCAGATCACTTCAAATTTGCCTGGGGCTTTGACCTGGCCGGTGGTTTGGAATCGGGCTTGGTGTTGGGTGATATAGGGTGTTGGGGCTTCTGTCATACTGTATTCCCTTTCGGTTGGTTAGCCAGGCACGAGCCGGCTTAGGCGGATCGCTCCTGCGCTCCTGCACTGCGCTGATGGGGCCCGATGCCCCTCAGCTTGTGACTGGCTGGTCGGCCCATGCTGAGGCATGGGCTTGGGCAGAATTGGACTGCGTCCAATTCTGCTGATAGAGAAATTGATCAAGGTGAGCATTTTCAATATGATCATAGATTGGTGACGCCTTTCTTGGCTTCGCCGGTTTCGGGGTTGACGGAGTCGGGGTCGGCGGTGGTGGGTTTGATGGGATCTTTTGTGCTGCGCTGATCAACGCCTGAGCCCCTGGCCAGGATCTCGTCCAGGTCCACGCTTTCCCCGGCGAAGCGATAGGCCACGCGGAGAAGTTCCCGCTCGTCAATCAGGCCCATGTCATAGAGACGCTCCAGCATATTGAGAACATTCGTTCCGGCGATGGAGTAGGCCACATTATCCCGGGCGGAGATGTCGGCCCCGGTGAGCTCCAGATCCGAATAACCTTTCACCGACCCATCAAACAGGGCGCGGCGGGAGATGACCACGCGTAGAAGATCAGAGAGCAGCCAGAGGAAAAACTCCTGACGCTGCTCAAAGCGGCGGAAGGTGGGACCGCCGGCCGCCTCGGCGGTGGTGCGGGTGCTGGATTCCGGTTCGGCCAGGAAGTGCAGGGGGACGCCCACGCTGGCGGCAACCATCTTCTTGATGGCCATGCCGTCCTGGTTTGCGTCCAGGGCTTCCAGCTTGGGACTGATGACGCTCCATGTTTCGGTTTCGTCTGTGACCAGAATGGAACCGGGGGTGGGCGGATTGGCGGCAAGCTCGGTTTGACGGGCCTTCCGGGCAACCTCGCTGGTGAATTGGCCAGAGACGATGTATAAAAAAGCGTTCCGGAATCGGTTCAGGCGGACGCGGTCTTCCAGCCAGGCGGAATAACGGGAGAGCCAGATCAGCACGGGGGCCAGATCGGACTCGCCCCATTGGGCCCCGGCGGGCCGGTTGATGGCGTAGTGGAGCATAACGGGCGGGAACCGGCCGGAAGAATCGGGGGCATCGGTGAGGGGATCGTATGCCTGGTAGGTAACGGCTTTGAGGGAGTCGGGATCGGCTTTGGTTTGGAATGATGTAGGCTGTTCAATGTCATTGGGGGCGTGGTTGATTTTGTCAATATTGCTGGCGGGAATGGCGCGAATGTAGGACATGCCGGCCTGGTCTGTGCTGATCAGGATAAAGAGATTCCCGGTGCGGGTGAGTTCGTCACACAGCTCAATGATGCGGGAATCCATCCGATTGAGGCGGTGATTCCAGAACTGGCCAATGAAGGCGCGGGTGGACTCGTGATCACACTTGATATCCAGGCCGCCGCCAACCACATACTGGCTGGTGAGCTCCACAATGCGGCGGGCAAGGGGGTTGGAACGCCAGGCGGTCAGACATTGATCCAGAGTGTCTTCCCGGTCGTATTCGTAGCGGTCCCGGTCGGTTTCATCATAACGGCGGGTGCCGACCAGGAAAGAATTGGCATCCTCGGCAACTGAGAGCGTTTCCCTTACGGTTTTCTCCACAACTGGGGAGAAAATCCGGGATAAAAAATTTTCCAGGGCATTTGGCATGGGGTCAAACCCTTTCGGTCGGAAGCCAGGCACGAGCCGAGCCGCAAGGACGCCAGAGTACGGGCCTCTTGGCCCTTTACATGCCACTGATGCGACTTGAGGTCGCTCAGTGGCAGGGCGGCCGGCGGCGATGGGCCCCGGGCTGACCGCCCCCTGGGCGG